GCCCCGCTGTCGCGGGGCCGAAGATAACCGGTTCCCTTGAAAGTACTTGTGGGCTTCCGCCTTTTGGGGCGGAAGCCCTTCGGCCTTTACCGGAGGGGGGTGAGGGAGCCGCGCGGACGAAGGAGCACGGCTCCCGAGGGGGGAGGAAAGAGAAAGTTCTCGGGCGCAAAGATTACTTTGTCGGTCTGTTTTTTGAACCACAGCAGCTCCACGTCGAACCGTGGGTGGGCCCCTGGCCGGCGGAGCCGGCCGCAAGATCAAGACCGTCGGGTTGCCTGGCGGCAGGTCGTTCCAGGGGTGGCTCACACAGAGTGAGCCACCGGGCGGGAGCAGTCGGTGGCCAAGGTCCTGGTGGACGCGGCGTTGAAGAGGCTGTCCACGGCCGAGGCCAAAGACGTCGTTCTTTCCAAGTTGATGGACTCCTGGCAGGTCAAGGACGCCTGTTATGCGGCGGGTCGTGTTCCTCGCACGTATGAGGATTGGATGCGTGATGACCGCGATTTCCGTAACGCGGTTGCCCACATCCGGGCGGTGCAGTCGAGAAACCTCAATGAGACACCCAGGTCGGACCCAGGAGAGTTCTCCGACTTCCGCACGAGGTTTCTTCACACCAGGACGTTCCCGCATCAGATGCAGTGGATCGATCTGCTGGAGGGCAACGAGCCCAGGGACCTGCATCCGTCGATCATCTATGAGCCGGCGAAGAAGAACCGACTGTTGGTGAACACCCCGCCCAACCATGCCAAGTCCACCGTCATCACCATGGACTACGTGACGTACCGGATCTGCAAGAACCCGGCCGTCCAAGTCATCGTGGTGTCCAAGACCCAGACCCAGGCGAAGAAGTACTTGTACGGCATCAAGCAAAGGCTCACCCATCCCCGCTTCGCGCTCCTTCAGGCCACCTTCGCTCCCACCGAGGGATTCCGTGCGGCCTCCGATCAGTGGACCGCGGACAAGATCTACCTGCAACGCGACTCTGATCAGAAGGACCCGACGATCGAGGCGTTGGGTTTGGGCGGACAGATCTACGGGGCCCGAGCGGATCTGGTCATCTGCGATGACGTGGTGACGTTGGCCAATGCTCATGACCACGAGAAGCAGATGGCCTGGATCCGCCAAGAGGCATCCAGCCGACTGGGCCCTACCGGGAAGCTGTTGGTGGTGGGCACCCGAGTCGCGGCGAAGGATCTGTATTCCGAGCTTCGCAACACCGAACACTTCACCACCGGGGTCAGTCCTTACACCCGCCTCGCCCAACCTGCGGTCCTGGAGATGAGTGAAGAGCGCAGCGAGTGGGTCCCGCTCTGGCCCCGCAGCGACATCCCCTTCGACCCCGAAGGCGACGAAGTCGCCGACGAGGACGGCCTGTACCCGCGGTGGACGCCGGACCGGCTGTACGAGATCCGCAACGAGCAGGGTCCACAAAAATGGGCGCTGGTGTACATGCAGCAGGAGCTGTCCGCCGTCTCCATCTTCGACGCGGAGAGAGTGCGAGGGTCCAGGAACAAGGACCGCCGACCCGGTCCGATGGTCGAGGACAAACACGGCCACCGCAAAGGTGGCATGGACGGCCTGTACGTCATCGCCGGCCTGGACCCGGCCATGGTCGGGGATTCGGCCATCGTCGTGCTGGCAGTCGACCGGTTGACCCGGATGCGCTACGTGCTGGATGTGCGCATCAAGACCTGCGCCGGGGCCCGCTGGATCCGTGAACAGATCCGCGAGGTCACCGACCTGTACAAGGTGAATGAATGGCGGGTGGAGAAGAACGCCTTCCAGGGGTTCCTCACGCAGGACCCGGAGATCAACGAGTGGCTGGCGAGCCAAGGCGTGGTGTTGCAGGAACACCACACCGGCCGCAACAAGTGGGACGCCGACTACGGCGTCGCCTCTGTGTCCCTGCTGTTCGAGCAGAACCTCATCGAACTTCCCACCACGGTCCAGTTCGTCGCGGGTCAAACCTTGGTGGAACAGCTCGTCACCTGGACCCCGAACACCCGCAACAAGTGTGATGCAGTGATGGCGATGTGGTTTGCCGAGATCCGTGCGCGTGAGATGATTCGCACGCAGATCAACCGGCACAACTCCTACGTCGCCAACCCGTTCCTGTCGTCAGTCCGTAAGCAAGAGCAGACTGTGGTCAACCTCGCCGACTGGACCCGCGCGGCAGGATGAGGAGGGTCTCGTGCGCTCGGCCACCGAGATTCAGCACAAAGTAGAACTGCTGACCAAGGCATACCGTGAGCGGGACAACCGCTGGCGTGACGTCCGGTCCGTGCGCAAAGGCCGCCTCGAAGACGTCTTCCCTGGCGTGAAGAGCGAAACGTTCCCCAAACCCATCATCGGCAACTTCATCAACCAGGTGGCCCGCGACCTCACCGAGGTGATCGCCCCGTTGCCCGCTTTCAACTGTGCTTCCTCCACCATGACCTCGGACCGGGCCCGCACGTTTGCCGACAAGCGGACGAAGATCGTCTCCCACTACATGGAGAACTCCGAAGTCGACGTCCAGATGTACACCGCGGTGGACCAGTACCTCACCTACGGGATGATGGTCGCCCTGCTGGAACCGGACTTCGACGAGCGGATGCCCAGAATCCAGTTCGAGGACCCCTACGGCGGCTACCCCGAGTACGACCGGTGGAGCCGGCTCACCTCCTACACCAAGAAGTTCAAGAAACCGGGCTGGCTGCTGGCCGAGGAGTTCCCCGAATACGCCGCCAAGTTCCTCCGCGACCCCACCGGCCGCGACATCGGCGAACAAGACGTCGAGGTCATCCGCTACATCGACGTCGACCAGTGGATGCTGCTGCTGCCCGGCTCACCTCAGCCCGGATTCAACGGCCAACGGGTCCCCACCGTGCTGGTCCGCACCCCGAACCTGCTCGATTCCATCCCGGTGGAGGTCACCCGCAAGCCGGGCCTGGACTACGACTCCCAGGTGGGCCAGTTCGACGAGGTGATCTGGATCCAGATCGCCCGCGACATCATGGCCAAGCTCAACGTGGAGGCGGTCTACAAGTCCGTGCAGGCACCGATCGCGCTGCCGCCGGATGTGCAGGACTTCGCCCTCGGCGCGGACGCGGTGATCCGCACCGCGAACCCGGAGAAGATCCGCCGCATCCCCATCGACCTCCCGCAGGGGGCGATGGCCGAGAGCCAGCTGTTGGACAAGGACATGCACGACGCGGCCCGCTACCCCGCCGGCCGCTCCGGGAACCCGGAAGCCTCCGTCATCACGGGCAGAGGCATCCAGGCGCTGATGGGCGGGTTCGACACCCAGATCAAGGCAGCGCAGACGAACTTCACCCGCACCTACAAGCGCATCGTCGCCCGCTGCTTCGAGATGGACGAGAAGCTGTGGCCCAATGTGGACAAGGAGATCCGCGGTCAGGTCAACGGCGCCGCGTTCAAGATGACCTACCGGCCGTCGAAGGACATCGACGGTGACCACACCTGCGATGTGAGCTATGGATTCATGGCCGGTCTCGACCCGAACCGCGCCCTGGTCATGATGTTGCAACTTCGTGGCGACAAGGAGATCTCCCGCGACACCGTGCAGCGGTCCATGCCGTTCGGTATAGACGTCGGCGACGAGCAGCGCAAGATCGACATCGAAGAGCTGAGGGATGCGATCAAGCAGGGGATCTACCAGTACGCCAGCACCATCCCGCAGATGGCGCAGATGGGTGCTGACCCCGGCGAGGCGCTCGGCAAACTCGCCGGGATGATCTCGGCCATCGAGAAGGGCCGCACCATCGAGGACGCCATCCTCAAACTGTTCCCACCGCCCGAGCCCAAGCCCGAAGGCGAAGCACCCACCGAAGAGGCAGCGGCGGCCAACCCGCTGGAAGCTCTCCTCGGCGGTGCCGCAGCCGGCGGTGGAGGCGCACCACCGGAGCTTGGTGGCGGTGGCGGTGGTGGAGGCGGACCGTTCTCCGAGGTCGCCCCCGGTCAGGCCCAGATGGGCCCCGGCGGCCGGCCGGATCTGCAGCAGATGCTCGCCGGGCTCTCCTCCTCCGGGAAGCCCCAGCTCAGTGCGTCGGTCATGCGTCGCATGCCGGCCTAAGTGGAAGGACGAACCATGGCGAAGAACGTTCCCACCGGTCCCGGTGGCGGAGGCCGAGCTGCTCCGCACGAGCAGAAGCCGTCCCTGCAGAAGGAGAACAAGACCAACGTCAGCCCCAAGGGTGACGTCCGGTTCGGTGTCGCACCGTCCGGACAGCGGGGATCCCAGAAGGGCTGCCACTGATGTCTCAGCGGAAGACACCAGGCCAGACACCAACTGTCCCCGGTAGGACACCGAAGCGACCCGCTCCCACCGGTGGACCGGTCATCGGCAAGAGAATGCCCGACAAGCGAACCCCACCGCCGGTATCGGTACCTGGCAGGGCACCGAAGCGTCCAGCTCCGAAGGGCGGACCGATTACGTCGCCGCAGCGGAAGACCTCCGGGATCGCGGCGGCCAACAACGCGCTGAACAAGGCCGCCTCGAAGATCAAGTCCCAGCGGGCTACCAGCCTGGGCGCATCGACGTCGAAGCGGACCCCCCTCGACCAGGCCGCGATGGCTGTCAAGGCCAGGGCGAGGGGCCGATAGTGGAGGTGATCCACGATGGCCGGTAAAGGTGGATACCAGCCGCCCGCCAAGCCGGCCCCGTCGTCGGGGCCGGGACCGCTGTCGAAGCGCACGGATGGCGGTCCGGCGGCGAAGCGGCAACCCATCAGGGAACTGCCCAACGCCGAATACGGCGAAGCCCAAGAGTTCCGCACGAACCAGCAGGCGGCTCCGATGGCCGCCTCGGCCGGCGGTGGCCAGGTCAGCGCGCCCCCGCCGGTGGACCCGACCGCTGGTGTCGTCGGCTTCGGGGCACCGTCGCAGATGCCGGACCAACCCGTCACGGCAGGCGCGGATGCCGGTCTCGGCCCCGACTCCTCGGCACTAGGAATCCCCGACCCGTCCAAGGCAGACATCGAGAACCTCAAGCGGGTACTGCCTGCCCTGGAGCTGGTCGCCAGTGGCCCGAACTCCTCGCAGGCAACCCGCAACGTCGTGCGGCGGCTCCGTTCGCTGACGGATTGACGAGGTCACCGTGAGCTTCTGGGGTGCTGTCAAAGGATTCGGCCGAGACCTCGGTAAGGCGTGGACCGACTGGTACGACCAGGACGCCAAGCCCAATATTGGTCTCGCCTACGACATGGCCCTGGTCGCCACCTCCGGGTTCGAGCAGTCCGCGAAGGACAAGGTTGCTTCGGACTGGAAGAAGATCAAGGAGAGGGAGCAAGATAGAGGTTTCCTCGGGTCGGTTATAGGCCCCGGTGGGATAGCTCCGGCCGCACCAGTGCTCCAGAACCTCGGCACGGTCACCGAAGTACCGGGGGTTGCCGGGGTCACGCGGGCCCTCGACACGCCCCGCGAGTGGGCCGGCCGTGCGATGACCAGTGCCACCCTGGTGATGGGACCCGGCGGGCTCATGAACTTGCCCTTCGGTATGCCCGGCGATCCTCTCGACGCCGACGACTGGCACAAGGCGTGGAACACGTCCCGGCACATGTCACCCGGCCAGTCGATGATTGCCTCCATCGGCGCGGCGAACGACTCCAAAGACGGCAGTATCTCGATGGATGACGTCATCGACTACAACAAGGAGCAAGGCGACGACCCCACCAAACAGAGCGGCTGGTACCGCTACACCAGCGGTGCTCTGGACTTTGGGGCCAACTTTCTCGACCCGTCCTTCGGAGCCGGCAAGCTCGCCAAGGCCGGCAAGCTCAAGTACCTCACCATGCCCCTCAAGGAACACAAACTGGAGGAAGGGCGGTACCTGGACTCCAATCGACTCCAGAAAGTTCTCGACCTGTCGAGGACCGTCAAGTCTTCAAACGAGCTGTACCGCAAGGCGTTCAGCGAGTCGACGTTCGGCGGCTCGCAGGCCAACGTCCTCTACCGCCTGCGCCACGACGAAGACGCGCAACGCCTCGCCATCCGTGGGTTCCTCGGTGACGAGTCCGCGATGCTGCGTCTCAAGGAGTACGACCCTGGCGCGGCCGACAAGATCCTGGACGCGAAGACCCGCGAGGATTGGGCGGACCTCAAGAGCCGGGAAGACCTCGCTCCCGACCATCCGCGGACTCTGAAGGCGGAGGAACGCGAACGGCTCAACGTGTTCGATGCCCAGCGGGACCAGGCGGCCCGTGACGCCTACCTGGATCCGGACACCTTGACGCTTCTTCGGACCACACTCGTCGGCCAGGCTGCTCCGCGGGTTGGCAAGGTCGCGTCCGCGCGGTACGCGATCCAGCAGAAGAACCCCTACGACCGGCCCATCTCCTTCCGGCTGCTGCATGCAGCGTCCACCGACGCGCGCATCATCACCCACGTCAACGTTCACGAAGAAGAAGGCCACATCGCCATCCGCCGGTACCTCGACCGCACGACGCTCGACGCCGACGTGCGGAACGCGTTCCTCGACCAGTACATGGCCGCTCCCTCGCCGGAGATCAAAGCTCGCATCGCCGGTGAAATGGAAGACACAGTCATCAAGAAGCTGGCCGACGACAACGGGATCGGGGAGGACCAGTACAAGCAGATCCTCGCCGCAGCCCAGCGCGGCCGAGCAGCCGCGCGCTATAAGCATGTGACCACTGCCCAGAAGTTCGTCTCCGAGCAGGGCGCAGAGGAGATGCGGAAGGCGGTCGCCGAACACGGCGACGTCAGCGTCAGCTCCTTTGTGGACGATGAGGACAACGTCGTCATGACCGCGCAACGGCTGCTGACATCGCAGAGCGCGGACATCGTGCCGCTTGCTGACATCGACCACATGAAGCGGGTGTTCAACAGGCACGCGTCGAAGTTCCAGAGCGTCGCGGCAGGCGGCTTGGCAGACAAGTACCTCTGGGACGTGATGGATGACGTCATCGGTGTGTGGAAGGTGTCGACCCTTCTTCGCGGCGGGTGGCCCGTCCGCCAGCTCTCGGACGAGACGGCGCGGCAGGCGTTCCTGCTTGGTGGGTTCAAGACCATGACGTATGGGGCGCGGGGGGTCGCCAATGCCGGACGCAACATGTGGGATCGCGGACGGGCGGGTATCGGCTACATGCGCGCTCGCAACTCTGGAGAAGAGACCGCGCAGCTGGATAGCATTGTTCGCCCGTCCCACGCCACGGTGCAGGCTAACGCCAAGCTTGGCCTCGCCGGGGAAACGGCCCCGGTCGAACTCGGTGTCGAGAAGTTCCGCTCGATGGAAGAGGCGTATGCCAACGGGAAGCTGACCACCGACGCCTACATCAAGAGCCTGGAGAACCTAGCCGACGAAGGCATCCTCCCGAAGGCTGAAGCCGGATTCCTCGCCGCTCGCAAGGATCTCGGTGAGGTCAAGTTCCGCAAGAAGCTGATGGACTACTCGCTCAGCAAGATCGGGTACGACCGCTACACGAACGGCCCGTGGCAGACGGAGGTTCTGGACCAGGCCCTCCAACGACGTATCGCTGTGAACCCGTTCACCGGAGACATCGATGACCTAGACCTGGCGAAGAAGCAGACACCCGCGGCGTCCAAGGTGATCTCCCGCGGGGACCACGGTCAATTCGACGAAGACAATCTGTACGACTTCATCTCCGAACACCGGGACCTCATGGCGTTCCGGGGTACCACGTTCGGCATCGTCCCTGACGCCTCCGGTGGGCTTCGCCTGGAGGTCTACGTCCCAGACGACATCCGCCGGTCGAAGAGTCTCCGTGCCTCGATGGGCATCGACTTCAAAGCCCAGAAGCGCACCCAGTCGACACAGTCCTTCAAGGTGAAAGCCGAGGGTTCCAAAGAGGTCTACGAGATCGAAGGCGCACTCATCGACGGGGTGTGGCAGAAGAACGTGGGCACCAACGGTTACGAAGGTGGTGGCACCGCGAATCTGGTCATCGGTGCGGTCAACACCAAGGTCGGGAGATCCGCCTCGAAGACGGCGTTCACCGAGATCAGAGCAGCCGATGACATGGTGTCCTACAAACCGGCGTGGGAACGGGCAGCCAATCACCAGCTCGGCAACGACGTCGTCGCACGTCGGATCCTGGTTGGTGAGACCGACGACAAGATCATCGCGTTCCTCGAATCCGACGCAGCCAAAGGTATACGTCGGGACCATCCCTTCTTCGCAAGCAACCCCGGCGCGTGGGTTACCTCGATCCGTGCTTACGTCGATCACTACATCCCGGACCTCACACTCCAGAACGGGAAGAACCTCCGCGTCGAAGCGCTCGCCGGTCGGGCCAAGGCCGATGACTTCATCGAAGCGATGGGTGACGTGAAGGTGAGTTTGCCGGACATCCACGGCGAGAAGATCGACCATGCGCTCGGCATGGGTGGTGCCCTGAGTGAGATCAACAAGGGTGTCGACTACCTGATGACGTTGCTGGGGACCCTGCCGTCCGACGTTGCGTCTCGGAACCCGTTCTTCGACCGCTCCTACCGCAACCACATGCAGATGCTCATCGACGCCAGCGACATCAAGAAGGGTCGCATCGACCTGGCGGAGGTCGGCCGGCTTCAACACATCGCCCGTACCCATGCGCTGTCGGACCTCAAGAAGTGGATGTACAACTCGGACTCCGTCACGGTTCTGGCGAGCAAGGCCCGGTACATGTCGGCATTCATGGGTGCCACCCAGGACGCGATGTCAGCATGGTCGCGGATCATGATCAACGACCCGTCAGTTGCGGTGACGTTGAACAAGTTGTGGAACGCCCCCGACAAGGCCGGGTTGATCGTCGATGCGAACGGCAACCAGCTCCAGATGGTCGACGGTAAGGAAGCGTGGTTCGCCCCCACTCCGGACGAGCAGGGGAATCGCGTCCGTCTCAATCCGGACGAGGTCGAGGGCGTGGGTCAGGGCCGCTACATCACGCTGAAGCTGCCGGATGCGGTCTCCCCGAAACTGTTCGGCAAGGAGTCCACGTTCCTGGCGGTGGCGAACAAGGACTCGTTCAACACGTTCCTCAACCTCAACCCCGGCGCAGGTCCACTACTGGCCGCGCCGGTCAACGAGATCATCATGAGGAACCCGACCCTGGTCAAGGACGAGCACAAGTTCGAGCAGTGGGTGACGAAACAGATCCTTCCGTTCGGTCCGACTGCGGACTGGACGGAGACGATCATGTCGACGTCGATCAAGGAAGCCATCACGGCGTGGCGTGGTGAGGAGTCGGACAAGTTCAACTCCCGCACCTCGGCGATTATGCAGACGATGCTGTTCGAGTGGGCACGCGGTGGTAAGCAGGGAGACCCTCCGACCTGGGATCAGGCCGCGTCTCGGGCCGGCAACATCGGTGCCCTGCGGCTCGCCGGTGCTCTCGCGCTGCCCATCCAGTTCCAGTACAAGAGCCCGTACCAGCCCTACATCGACGCCTACAACCTGATGAAGCGGCAGGACCCCCAGAACGCGGACATGAAGTTCTACGAGCGGTACGGCGAGGAGTACTTCTACCTGACGTCCCGGGTCACCAAGTCGCTGCCGGGACTGCCGACCTCGGTCAAGGGACAGGACTTCTTCGAGAAGAACCGGAAGCTGATCGAGAAGCACCCCGAGCTACTGGGGCTCATCATGGGTGAAGAGGGAGCCGGAGAGTTCTCGAAGTCTGTGTACGAGTGGGGCAAGCGCAACAGCCTCACTCCTGGCGGAGACAAGCTGCGCCGACAACGAACTCCCGAGGAGGTCAAGACCGACACCGAGGAACGCCTGGGTTGGGTGAAGTACACGAAGTTCATGGACGCATATCGTGCGGATCTACTCGAACGTGGGTTGAAGAGCGACCGCCAGGAAGGCGCCGAGGACTTGCGGGAGACGAAGCGGGCGTTCCTCGACCAGAATGCCGCGGATGCTCCTGCGTGGCGGGACGCGTTCTACACCGTCGATTCGCAGAAGTACCAGAAACGGATCGAGGGCATGGTCGAGATCGCCAAGGATGAGACGCTTCGCGGTCGTGACGACATCCAAGGACTCACCGACTACCTGTTGCTGCGTGAGCAGATGAAGCACCAGTTGACGGAACGTGCCGCGCAGGGCGGTGCGAAGACTTTGGAAGCACAGTCCAACGCGGATCTCGCGGACATGTGGGATGACGTGAAGATGGACCTCCTCGACCGGAACCTAGCGTTCAGCAACCTGTACGACCGTTGGCTCGTACACGACAAGTTCTAAAGGACGGCGTCATGGCTACGCATGACAGGCGCGAGAAGGAACAAGCCAAGAAGCGCGCCGCCAAGAAGGCTGCCCAGGATAAGCGCCGGCAGGTAGCGGGCACCTCACAGGGTTCACGTACTCGCGTCGTCGAGGGTGTTGATCTCACAGAGGAGCAGTACCGCTCCTACCAGGAACTGCGGCGCACGGATCCTGCGGCAGCCTCACAGTATGTCGACACCGTCAAGGCTTACCCAGATCGACCCGACCAGGCCGAATCCGTCAAGGCCACTCTCAAGCTCAGTGCCAAGCAACGGGGAGAGACGAAGAAGAAGGAGCTCGAGGATCTCGAGTACGGCCGGCTGACCGAGTCGAGGAAGCAGTTCGAGCAACGTCTCTCTACGACGAAGGTCGAGCCCGTTGGATCGGCAACGGCAGCTGAACGTGCAGCCAGCGAGACGTGGCCGACACTCGCGCCCTCGCAACGCACGAACAAACCGCAAGCGAGGTACGAAAAGGACAAGGGAAGCCAACCGGCGGGGAAGTTGATAGCGCCGAAGGGCGGTAGCGCTGTCGAGCAGTACCTCACCTCCAGGGGGAAGCCGTACGTTGGCCCGCTCAAGCCCACCCTTGCCACCGGAGTGAGCATTACTGGTGACGAGAAGATCTGGCTCGGCGAAACTGGCGGAGTGTATGCCCCGTCGAGGGGTCATATGAATGACCCGGATGCGCCCGGTGGGCGTCTTGCAGGTCCCGAGGCTACTCAGTACTCGACCATCAACCAGTACTACATCAAGCTTTGGGAGATGACCCCGTTGGAGCGCATGGAGTTTCAGCGCGCTCAGGGTCTTCCACCGACCGGGGCTCTGGATCAGTCCACACAGGACGCCTGGAAGAACGTGTTGGTGCACGCCGCTCGGCTGACCGCAGCAGGGCAGAAGGTCACTCCAGAGTCGCTGTACGGGTTCAAGCTCGACTCGGACAAGACTGGCAAGCGTGGCGGTCCCGCCGGTCCCGGTGAAGCGGGCGGTGGCCCGAGAACTACTACCCAAGTGGCCCTGACCAACCGAGGCGAGGCCAAGAAACTGCTGAATGCGATCTTCCGCCAGAAGCTCGGGCGAGCGGTCACCGAGGACGAAGTGTCGATGTTCCAGGCTCAGCTCAACTCCAGCGAGAAGAAGCACCCGAAGACCAGCACTGGGGAGCTCAACGCCGCAGGTTCGCTGGAGACGCAGAATGTCAGCGGTGGTCTCGACGCCGAGCAGTTCACCGAGGACTACCTGATGGAAACGAAGGGCGGGGAGGCGAACGCCCGCATGGTGGGTGTCGACTACTTCGACGCGGCGCTAAAGGCCATCGGGGCGGCGGTCTAAATGGCCAGCTCCGCTGAAGTCGTGGCGATGGCGAAGAAGTACCTCGGCATCCCTTACGTCTTCGGCGGCACTGATCCCAAGAAGGGGCTGGACTGCTCCAGCCTGGTCCAGCTCGTCTACAAGAACCTCGGCATGCAGCTCCCTCGGCTGGTCCGGGACCAGCGTAACCAGGGACGCGCCGTCAACGGCATCAAGAATGCCCAACCTGGTGATCTCATCGTTTTCGGAACCCAGCCCTCGAACTACCACATCGGCATCTACCTCGGTGGGAACAAGATGCTGCACGCCCCGCAGCCTGGGGAGAAGGTGAAGATCGGCAACGTGTACGAGACGCCGACGACGATCCGCCGGCTCATCGGCGACGGCGGTGCCGGGCAGGATCTCTCCGGCACGCCGGCCGCCGGCTCCGCCGGGGCGGCTGCGGAGAAGCCCATAGACATGAACACCCTGGCGTCGAACTACGGCTACAGCGTCGCGTTCTTCAAGCAGGACAAGAGCTTGTGGGATCTCATCAACCTGTCGGTAAAGAGCCAGTTCACCCCGCTGGAGTTCCAGGCTCAGCTCAAGAACACCTCGTGGTACAAGAAGCACAGCGAGTCCTACCGTCTGTGGTCCGCTCAGGAGCGGGTGGATCCGGCGTCCGCGCAGGCGAAACTGCACCAGACGAAGGTTCGGTTGATCCAGATGGGCCAGCAGCTCGGCATCAACGTGGACCCGAAACGGTTGGCTGACATGGCATGGAGGGTCAACGCCTACGCCTGGAGCGATCAGGAGATCTCTGCGGCGATGGCCGGTGAGATGAAGTTCGACCCGAAGAAGGCCGGGAAGTACTACGGCGGGATGGCCGTCAACGACGCGAAGATCAAAGAGCAGGCCGCTGCCTACGGCGTCACCGTCGATGACAAGACGGCATTCAATCTGATGAACCAGCTTGTCGGTCAGCAGACCACCGAAGAGGGCGTGACTGCCTGGATCCAGAAACTGGCGAAGTCGAAGTATCAGGGTCTGGCCGATGACATCGACGCGGGGATGACGGTCGCCGAGTACGCCGACCCGTTCATCCAGGCCCAGGCCCGGTTGCTGGAGGTTGACCCGGCGGATGTGCATCTCGACGACAAGCACATCCAGACGGCCCTGCAGAACAAGGACCAGAAGACTGGCGCCTACGCGCCGAAGAACATGTTCGACTTCGAGAAGCAGGTCAAGTCCGACGCGCGGTGGACCAAGACGAAGAACGGTCGGGACGAGCTGATGGAAGGCGCGCAGCGGGTCTTGGCTGATTGGGGTCTGTCCACGACCGGAGGTGGCTGATGGCGTCGTTGGAGAGCATCCTCCGTCAGGCCGGGTTCACCGGCCAGGGACTCCAGACCGCGATGGCTGTGGCGATGGCGGAGTCTGGCGGTAACGCCAGGGCGTACAACCCGAAGGGCCGGGACCTGTCCTACGGCCTGTTCCAGATCAACATGCTCGGGGGCATGGGTCCGGAGCGCCGCAAGAAGTACGGCCTGGCGTCGAATGAAGCCCTGTTCGACCCGGTCACCAACGCCCGTGTCGCCTATGCGATGTCCAACGGTGGAAAGAATTGGAAGCCGTGGACCACCTACACCTCCGGGAAGTACCGCACGTATCTGGGGAAAGGCGCCGAAGTCGCTGGTGGCGCAGCCGCCACTGGTACTGCCGCTGGTGGCACCGGGGAGCAGCCCCTGTCGATGGATGCGCTGGCCGCCCGGTACGGCTATTCGCTGGCGTTTTTCAAGCAGGACCCCACCCTGTGGAAGCTCATCAACCAGGCCGTCAAAGACCAGATGACCCCGGATGAGTTTGGTGCCCAGCTCAAGAACACGCAGTGGTACAAGAAGCACAGTGAGTCGGACCGACAGTGGCGGGCCTTGGAGCGTGTCGATCCGGAGACAGCACGGGCCCGGATGCACCAGACGAAGGTTCGGCTGATCCAGATGGGTCAGCAGATGGGTGTGCACGTCGACCCGAAGAGGCTCGCCGATATGGCGTGGCGGGTGAACGCCTACGGGTGGGATGAGAACCAGGTCGCGTCCGCGTTCCAGGCGGAGATGAAGTTCGATCCCAAGAAGGTCGACCAGTACCGTGGGATGGTGGCGGTGAACGCCGCCTCCATCAAAGAGCAAGCCGCAGATTACGGCGTGAAGATCGACGACAAGACTGCGTTCACGCTGACGACGCAGCTGATCGGCCGGTCCACCACCGAAGAAGGCATCACCGAGTACATCAAGAAGCAGGCGAAGATCAAGTACGCGGGGCTGTCGGATGATATCGACGCGGGGATGACCGTCAAGGACTACGCCTCACCGTTCGTTCAGACCCAGGCGAAGCTCCTCGAAGTGGATCCGGCTGATGTTCACCTCGACGATCCGCGTATCGCGGCGGCACTCCAGCACCGCGACCCGAAGACGAACAAGCCTGCGGCCATGAGCCTCACTGACTTCGAGAAGTCCGTGAAGTCCGACGGCCGGTGGATGAAGACGAAGAACGCCCGCGACGAGCTGATGGATGGCACCCGTCAGATCCTCACCGATTGGGGGCTCGGATGACCCAACCCGCCGGCCTGAGTGCCGACCAGCAGGACGCCTTCCAGTTCATCCTCCAGAACATGCTCAAGCCTTACGGCCTGGAGTCTCTCGGTCCGGTGCTGAAGAACTTCATCATCTCCGGGTACACCGGGGACAACCTGTCCTACATGTTGCAGGACACCCCGGAGTACCAGAAGCGGTTCGCCGGCAACGAGGTCCGCGGGAAGGCCGGTCTGCCGAAGCTTCCGCCGGGGGAGTACATCGCCACCGAGCGGTCGTACCGGCAGATCATGGAATCGGCGGGGATGCCGATCGGGTTCTACGACTCCCCCGAAGACTTCGCCTCGTGGATCGGCCAGGACGTCGCACCGCAGGAGGTCAAGTCGCGGGTGGACCTGGCGGTGGATGCCACCAATAGGATGGATGACGACTACAAGAAGGCGATGCAGGACTACTACGGCATCGACCAGAACCACCTCGCCGCCTACTTTCTCGATCAGAGCCGAGCCGAGCCGTACCTCCAGAAGCAGGCGAAGGCGATGAAGGTCGGTCAGGCCGCGAACCGCAACCAGCTCGGCCTGTACAAGGAAGAGGCGGAGCGGATCGCCACCTCCACGCAGGCGGAGAACGCGGACGCGCTCATGGGCCAGGCGGCGTCCATCTGGCAGGCCGGGGAGAACCTGAAGGACATCTACGGCACCGACTACAACAAGACCGACGTGCTCGAAGAGACCTTCTTCGGCACCGCCTCGGCCAAGCGGAAGCGGCAGAAGCTCGGCGAGATGGAGAAGGCGACGTTCTCCCAGTCCGGCGGTGCCGGCAAGGGTGCACTGGAAGCAGCCACTCCGGGTTCTTACTAGATCGCGCTAAACCGCACTAAACCGCGATAACCTTTATATACTTTCCGGTTGCGTGACTGGCCGGCACCGGGGTTCGAGCCCCCGGCACGCGCTCCTCACCCAGACCGACCGGCCCTGGGGAGTGAACCTAGTCCGGTAGTGGGAGCCGAGACCCGCTTCCCCTGGCGGGTCGTCGTGGCTCACGTCCCTTCGATCGACAAGGGAGACGCCGCGTGAGTGGCAATCAGTGGCCAGACGATGACTTCACTACCGACGACGACGGCTTCAACACCGAGGACTCCGGGGGTATCGCCCAGCTGCGACGGCAGTACAAGGCGATGCTGAAGGAGAACAAGGACAAGGATGCGGAGATCTCCAAGCTCCGCACCCAGTCCCGCACGGCCACGGTGAAGGAGATCCTCCGGACCAAACAGGTCAATCCCAAGCTGGCTGCCCTCATCCCCCCGGATGTGGAGGTCACCGAAGAGGCGATCGAGAAGTGGCTGGAGGAATTCGGGGACGTCTTCAACGTCAAGGGGAGCGCACCCGAGGGTGGAGGCCCCGCTTCGGCGGAGGGGCAGGCGGAACCTGCGTACTCCAAGGATGACGTGACCGCGCTGAACAAGGTGGCACAGGCTTCTGCGGGAGCAACCGTCGACATGTCCAAGGCTCAAGAGCTGATCGGGCAGATCCAGTCGGCGAACCGGGAGGAGTTCTTTGCCCTGATGGAACAGCACGGTGTAGGTAGGAACACGGCTGGCGGCTGATCGGAACACCCAACCGCTAGTAGGAAGGCAGATCAGTGCCTGATCAGTACACTGATGCCGGCGGCGGCGCTTCTCTTGGTGTAAACCTCGTTCAGGCCGCCATGGATCGGTACCTCGAATTCAACCTGCGTGCGATGCCGCTCTACCGCCACCTGGCGGACAAGCGTCCCGTACAGCAGGCAATGCCGGGCAGCTCCGTAGTTTTCAACATCTACCAGGACCTGCCGAAGGCAACCACACCGCTCACCGAGACCGTCGATCCTGACGCCATCGGTGTGCCGTCCACCCAGACCGTGTCTGTGACTCTCATCGAATACGGTGAGGCGCAGATCAAGACGAGAAGGCTCCAGCTCTTCGCCCTGTCCGACGTCGATCCGGCTATCGCCAACATCGTGTCGTACAACCTGGGTGACTCGCTGGATGACATCGTCAGAGATGTGCTCCGTCAGGGCACCAACGTCGCCCGCGAAGCGGGCGGGGTGATGACCTTCAACACCGGCTCCGCCGCGAACGTCACCGGGACAGATACGTTCAAGTCCCGTGACGGACGTGCGGTGGTAGCTAAGCTGCGGGGAAACAAGGCGGTCCCCCGGACGGGGAACCTGTATGCCGCGTTCCTTCACCCGGACGTGGCCTACGATCTTCGCTCCGAAACCGGTGCGGCTGCATGGCGGGACCCCCATGTGCAGTCGGCTCCCGGTAATATCTGGGATGCGACGATCGGCACGTACGAAGGTGCCATCTATACCGAGACCCCGCGTGCGTACTTCGCCAACGACGGGGGCACCAGCGCGAAGGTGCATCGCACGATCTTCTGCGGTCAGCAGGCTCTGGCCGAGGCTGTCGCAGAAGAGCCGCATGTGATCATCGGCCCGATCACCGACCGACTGAATCGGTTCAGGCCGATTGGTTGGTATGGCGTTCTAGGTTGGGCTCGGTTCCGCGAGGCGAGCTTGTTCCGCGTGGAATCCACCTCGACCCTGTAAAGGGTTCGGCTCTGGCGGGGACGTCCCCCACACGTCCCCGCCAGGACGGGGGAAGAAACGGAGAACAGCCATGCCGACCTTCATCCCCCCACGGGTTCCTGAAACCCCAGCCGGAGGCGGGAAGCTGTTCGAGCGGTACCACATCGACCGCGGTGTGTCCGTGCTCATCGAGAACGGCACGGTGCGTCTCACCCGCTATCCGTCACAGGACGAGATCTTCGCGGCGGACACCTACTATATGGGTGGACACGAACACTCGATCACCGACGACGAAGCGGACGTTCTCCGGCTTGCCGGCCTGGGGGACTACATCACCCCGTGAGGGCGTGCCATGTGCACCAGCACTTGTCCGACGCAGGACCACCGGTCCTGGGGTGACTGTCTCAAAGCGAAGAACGTGAAGATCGCCTACTGCCGTTCGGCGGCCGGTTCGGACTACACCCAGCAGAAGACGTGGGACAAGGAACTCGGAGCGTATGAGTCCGTTCGCCGTGAGGGTATCCAGCCGAGGGCAACCACGAAGTACTTCATCGACGACGCCAAACGCAGAAGCGACACCGACGGTGGCGCGTTCGACGCGGGAGCGAGCTGATGGCCCACAACGATCGCACTCTCACCTACCACCTGAACCGGGTCGCCGGCCTGCTCGTCAACGGCCAGCCCACCAGGGCTGACGCCTACGCGGCGAACGTGTACGCGGGGACGTCGAACCTCGAAGTGGTTGGAGCTCTCAACGCCAAGGCGGGCATCACAGATACCCGGAAGTTCTTGGAGCTGGCCGGGGTGCTGAACAAGCTCGCCGGCACGAAAGACCTCGAGGTCGACGAAGCAGCGAGTTACCTATGATCTACGCCGATCTCATAGACGAGGTGTACGAGAGCCTCCTGGGTTACACCCGCAGCCAGGAGCAGACCACCCACCTGACGGCCCCGATCACCGAGACGGATCTGCTGGTGCCGGTGGCGGATGCGAACCAGATCTCCAAGGGTGTCATCGAGATCGGCGATGAACTGCTCTACCTCGACCGCAAGGACGGGGCCGCGTCCTCGGGTGCCGTTCCCCCGTACGGGCGGGGATACCTGGGTACGACGGCGACGTCCCACGAGCCGGGCGAGCGGATCATCAACAACCCGCGGACACCGCGCAACCACATCGGTCGGGCCATCAACGCGACGATCCGCTCGGTGTACCCAGACCTGTACTCGGTACTCACCTACCAGTTCCCCTACGTTGCCGCTCAGCTGCACTACAACTTGCCGTCGGACGCGGAGACGTTGCTGCAGGTGGAGTGGCAGCCGCCGGGTCCGTCGCTGATCTGGATCCCGATCTCCTACTGGCGGCACTCCTCCACCGCGGACGCGGTGGGTGTGGAACTCGGAGACTCCATCCAACCGGGCCGGCCGGTGCGGCTGACCTACGGCGCACGCCCGCGGGAACTCGACGACTTCAGCGTGGAGTTCACCGACACCGGGTTCGACGAGAACGCCCGCGACGTCATCGTGTACGGGGCGTGCGCCCGGATCATCGGCTACACCGAGTCGGCCCGGCTGCAGTCCGAGGCCATCGAATCCCAGACGCAGCAACAGATGATCCCACCGGGCGCGACCTTGAACGCCGGCCGGTACTTCTTCCAGCTCCACAAGCAGCGACTCGCCGAGGAGCAGCGTCGCCTGCAGCTCCGCCATCCCGTGGTCGTCCACCGCACCCAGTTCTGAGGAGGGCGGCGTGCCCCGCTACTACAGCAACACGGCGGTCGAAGCGACACTCGCCGCCCCGGTCTCCGCCTCCGCCACCTCCATCATCGTGTCTTCGACGTCCGGGTTCCCGATTCTGTACCCGTACCGGCTCACTCTGGATTTCGAGTCCCCTGGTGCGGAGGTCGTCGACGTCACGGCCGGGTCGGGTACGAACCTCACCGTCGTTCGGGGCGTCGACGGTACGTCCGCGCAGACCCATCCGACCGGTGCGATCGTGGCTCACACGGCGACCGCCCAGGACTTCCGGGACAGCCAGGACCACATCGCCGCCACCACTGCAGTACACGGCCTTGCCCCCGGTGTCGCAGTGGCGGGCTTGTCGTCCACGCAGACGTTGACGAACAAGACGATCGATGGAACCGCCAACACCCTGAAGAACATCGACGCCGGTGCAGTCACCGGGATCTTCAAGTCCACCACGGTCGCCGCCACGGGTGCAGCGACGGTGGGGTTGAACGTCAAAGGGTTCGCCGGCCAGACGGCGAACCTGCAGAACTGGTCGAACTCGGCGGGCACGGTGCTCGCGTTCGTCGAGGCCGATGGTGATGCCACGTTCGATTCGATCACCACCACCGACGGCGGTATCGCCACCGCTGCGGCTGGCGGGTCGACGTTCCTCGGCAAGTCGTTGGACCTGACGGCACTGCTGACAACGGCCATACCGTTGAAGGTGAAGGTCGCAGCGGCTGCCACCGCTGACGCCCTGCAGGTGCTGACGTCCGCTGCGGTTGCGGTATTCAAGGTCAGCCCCACCGGGGCGGTCACAGCGTCCGGGGGAATCACCACGGCCGGCGGTGTGACCGCGGCAACGAAGTCGTCGCTCACCCAAGCCGTCATCGTGCAGACCGGCGCCACCGATCCGGTGCTGCAACTCAAGGCCGGCGCGGTGGCCACCACCAAGCCCTACCTGCAGATCACCAACCACGCCGATGCGGCACTGTCCAAGATTGACGAACTGGGCTACTGGGTGGGACCGGCGGATGCGGTGTCGCTGGCCCTGACCACCGCCGTCCCGTCCAACCAGGCCGTTTCCACCAAGGTCAACTATGTCGCAGGGAACGCGGAGTTCGACCCGCGTGACCACCAGCTGGCCGCCTCACCCAGCCGTATCACTATCGCCGTGCCGGGGCTCTACCTGGTCAGCCACCAGGCGATCTTTGCCATCAACGCTACCGGGCAGCGGGGATCTGACGTTCGTCTCAACAGCGGTGGGTTCCCGTTGATGACCCGGATGAACGCCGTCGGTGGTGGGTACGTCACCTCACCGGGGTCGACCCGTCTAATCAAGCTGGCGGCCAACGACTACCTCGAACATTGGGTGTACCAGAACACCAGCCCCGCGGTGTCTCTCTCGACCCAGCTGCACATGCAGTGCACCTTCATGGGGACGGGATGACCTATGGCCGTCAAGATCCCCACGAAACTGCCGGCGTCACTTTCCCAACCGCTGTCTGCGGTGAACCAGTTCTCCAAGGACGACATCGACTTCGCCTACGCCATCGGTGGTATGGGCTGGTTGTCCGCAGCCAACCCGGACCGGCCGGTACGCCGGCAGACTGCACCGTTTCGTAAGCAGCAGCTCGACGTCGGTGGCCAGGCCGGAGAACAGAGTCTGGAGAACTGGTGGTACCGCAGCCAGTTCACCTTTCACGGTGGGGCCGGCCAGCTCTACAACGACCCGAACACCCGTAACCCACAGGGTGGGTCTGAGTCTGTGGAAACCCGGTACTTCAAGTCCTGCGGTGTCGATGTGTGGACACCCGGAAAGGTCACTCTTCTGCCGGCGTTGATCCAAGTCGCCTCCGCGGCGGTGGTCGATGTGTTCGGGTATGCCACGCCCACGAACAAGAACATGGTCATGTGGGCCACCGGGTCCACCGCCTACCAGCGTTCGGCCGATGGTGGCTACTCCGGTTCGACGGCGGCACCGGCCGGGGAAACCATCGTCTCGGTGTGCACCAACGGTTCGTACGCTTTCATCGCTACGTCAGTGGGCATTTATACCGGGGCATTGCCGGACGGCAACGGTTCCATGACGTGGGTCAAGTTGTGGAACACCGGTTCCTCGAAGGTGCGGATCGCCTGGGTGAAACAGCGGCTCGTTGGTTGCATCGGCACTGCGGTGTACGAACTCGTGGGAACCGGGCCAACGCTTCCCGTAGATAAGAAGATCTTCACCCACCCGAATGACCAATGGATCTGGACGTCGGTCACCGAAGGCGGCCGGGCCGTGTACGTTGCCGGCTATGCCGGCGGCCGGTCGTCGGTCTTCAAGTTCGTTCCCACCGAAACGACCGGTGATCTGCCGCAGCTCAGTACCGGCATTGTCGCCGCGGTGGTTCCCGAGGGTGAGAACGTGCACGCCGTCTACGGTTACCTCGGCACCTACATCGCCCTCGGCACCAGCCGGGGTGTGCGGATCGGGATTACCGACGACAACGGTGACATCACCTACGGCCCGCTCATCGTGGAAACATCCCAGCCGGTGCTGTGCTTTACGGCCAGGGATCGGTTCGTGTACTTCGGGCTCACCACCGCGGTGGACAACAAGTCCGGCCTCGGCCGCATCGACCTTGGATACGCCTTCGAGGGTTTGCGGTTCGCCTACGCCTGGGATGTTTTCCACGCCAACGCCACTTCCACGGTGACCGGCTGCGCACTGGTCGGGAACAGCAACAACCTGGCCATGGGTACCTCGGCCAACGGGCTGTTCCTCAACGACGGATCGGGAACGAAGCTGGCCGCCGGGTATCTGGAAACGAGTAGGGCCAGGTTCTCCACCTTGGAACCGAAGCTGTACAAGCTGTTGCGGGTACGGGGACCTCTGTTGGAGGGAAGTCTCGGCATCTCCATCACCGGCATGAGTGGCACACCGTCGCCGCTCATCACCCTGCCCCAGGGTGTGGTGCCCTCGGCGGATCTCGATATCAGGAACCCGTCCGGTCCGCAGGAGTACATCTCTGTGCGGTTCGTGCTGAACAGGCACACCACCAACCTGACTCTGGGGGCGGAGTTCTCCTCCTACCAGCTCAAGGCATTGCCGGGCACGATCCGCACCAGGCTCATCCAACTTCCGCTGTTGTGCTTCGACCTGGAGTCCGATCCCAATGGGCAGCGGTGGGGTGGCACGGGTACCGCCATTACCCGCCTGCAGGAGATCGAGGCAATCGAAGCCACCGGCGATACGATTCTGTGGCAGGACTTCTCCAACAACACCGCCGAGATGGTCAGCATCGAGCAACTGGAGTTCATCCAGTCCGCTCCACCACAGGACGCCTCCGGTTGGGGTGGATACCTCAACGTCACATTGAGGACTGTCAAGTGAGCGAGAAGACAGCAGGCCGCCACGACCTGCAGATGCGCGACAACGAGACGTTCGTCCTACACCTGACCTATAAGGACCCGAACAGTCTTCCCGTCGACCTCACCGGTTACGCCGTCCGGATGCAGGTCCGGGACAAGGCCGGCGGCACTGTACTCCTGGACTCTGACGATTCTGGTACCGCGGTGATCACCGATCCTCTCGAAGGGAAGATCGACGTCACATTCCCCAGGTCGGACATGCTCGCGGTAACGGCACGTCTGGGCGTGTACGACCTGGCTCTGATCTCTCCCACCGCGCAGGTCGACGTTCTCATCGAGGGCACCGTGGCATTCATCAGGGGCGTGACGGTATGACCACCACTCCGAACCAGGTTGTCGTCGATCCCAAGACGGTGGCGGTCATCGAGGTTGCCACTATCGGCCCGAAGGGAATCGAGGGGGACGCCGGTCCCACCGGCCCACCGGGACCTATCGGGCTCGACGGCCCCCCAGGACCCCAGGGAATTATCGGTGCCACCGGTTTGTCGGGGCCCACGGGTGCCCAAGGGCAGATGGGTGACGTCGGTCCGGAAGGACCGATCGGGTTGACCGGTCCCACCGGGCCGCCTGGCTTGACGGGCGACACAGGTGACACCGGATTGCAAGGGATCCCCGGTTCCCAGGGTCCCGAAGGACCCATCGGCCCGATGGGACCGCGCGGGTTCAAGGGCGATACGGGTGATCCCGGTGGACCTGTAGGACCGATGGGACCGGAAGGTCCACAGGGTGTGCCAGGTTTGCCGGGCATCCAGGGTTTGGAGGGGCCCACCGGCCCACAAGGTGTGAAGGGGGATACGGGGAGTACGGGTGCCACTGGTACTACTGGTGCTACTGGCTCGCAGGGTCCCAAGGGCGATAAGGGCGACCCCGGAACCAACGGAACCAACGGTGCCGCCGGTGCCACGGGTCCACAGGGACCGGTCGGTCTCACTGGAGCCGATGGTCCACAAGGAATTCCCGGCGCTTCTGGTGGAACTGTCGGACCGGCTGGTGGCTCACCCTTCACACTCGTCGCTGCACAAGCGAACCTTCCGGCCGCGACGGCGGCAGCAGGGCCTGGCTATCACGTCGCCAACACCAAGACATCGTGGGTTTCCGATGGAGCGGTGTGGAAGCTCGTTCAGGGCGATACGGGTGTCCGCGATATCTCGTCGACGCTGCGAACCGCCAACTGGAAGCTCTCCTCGACGGCTGGTTACTTCCGGATTCGGCGTGTTCTCAACACGGTGTGGCTCTCGGGTCGGTTGCAGTACAACGGCCCAGGCGTGATCATGGCGTCAGATGTGGAGATCTACACCGTGACGGCCGGGTTCATCCCGGCGAACGCATACGTCCCACTCGGCGTATGCGTTCGTTACGCGACGAATCTGGGCGTGATCGACAACTACTCCTCACCGTCCATTGTCAGCTGCAACTTTCATGGGACGGCTGGTAGCTGGGTGGTCGACCAAAGCTTCTTCTTCCAGGTGTCATGGATTACGAACGATGCCTGGCCGAACAACCCACTTCCTGGCGTGTAAGCCCTTGATTCGATCGGAGCGAACGATGAAGGCCGCACAGCGCAAGGCGCTGCCGAAGAGTGAGTTCGTGTACAAGGAGAAGAAGGCGTACCCCATAGATACGCTGGCCAGGGCACGTAATGCCCTGGCACGGGCGGCCCAATCCAAGACCTCCGGTGACTACGCGACTGTGGCCCGAGCGGTGCGGGCGAAGTACGGGGACCAGATCGAGACCAAGGGCAAGCCGAAGGGCAAGACCTGATGTCTTGGAACCTTCCGTTCCCGGATCCGGAGAAGTATCCCGACCTGTTTGGAGACGACGACATGCCTACTCTGTCTGAACCGCCGGTGTGGCCGTTGCCCGCCGGACACTTCTTCGGACCTGCCTCCCTCGAAGAGAGCAACGCCGCCTGTCACTCTGGCACGAAGGAGTGGGTGGACAACAACAAGCTCCAGTTGTGGCAGCGGCACTTCTTCGAGGTGTGGGACCGGGAGCTGGACGTGACCGGGAAGTTCGACGCCGGCACCCAGGATGCCGTGGAGAAGGTACAGGAAGCCGCCGGCTGGGAGCCCAGCGGGAAGCTGGACGAGAACACCTGGAAGGTGGTGTGGACCGCGAAGCCCAAGGAGAAGAAGGAAGTGAAGGAGAAGGAGCCGGCGAAGAAGAAGCCCACCACCCGCTCGGCGTTCAAGAAGTCCATGGGTGGCTGAGTTCGGTGGCCGTGTCCTACAAGCTTGCCAAGCCGGTCCAGAACAACAAGGACCAGTTCAAGAAGTACTTCCCGAAGGCCCCCTTCCTGGGTGATATAGGTGATGCCCGGCACCTCAAGGGCAGCGGTGATCATACGCCCTGGGCGTCGGACGTGATCAACGGTAAGAGGCACCAGCGGGGCACCGTCTACGCCATGGACCTGGGGAATGGCTCGGGCTTCGACTCGGTGAAGTTCTCTCAGTGGCTACTGCAGCAGGTGAAGGCCGGGAAGTACCCGGAGGTGAAGTACTTCCTGTCCAACTACAAACTGTGGGATCGCCGGTATAGCTGGCGTCAGCAGAAGGGGTCGGATGGACCGGGCCATGTTCATCTCAGTTTCATGCCGGGGCAGGAGAACACTTCGAGCCAGATCATGGCCGACTACTACCGCTACCTCCATCCTCCTGCGAAGCCGCCGGCCAAGGGGCCGCCGACGCTGGCGGCGGCACCGGTACGTCCAGCGCCACCGGTCTACCCGATCAAGGCCCGGACGCTGAAGGACGGGAAGGTTCTCGGCTCGCCAATTCCGAACGCTCGGGTGGTGCCGGCGAAGAAGGCTCCGGTGCTGTCGATCGGTGCCGGTGACGACAAGATGGGCGGCTGGGTGACCTACGCCGAGCACAAGCTCGGCGTCCCGGCAAACGGATACTACGGGCCAGAGATGGTCAAAGCGGTCAAAGCGCTACAGAAGGCCCGTGGTCTACCCCAGACCGGACAAATCAACGAGGCCACATGGCGCAGCCTCGGACAGAAGTAAGGGAGGCTCCCGTGGTAGCACCGACGTATGCGTGGAGAACACCAGCGGAGTGGGTTGTTCTCGTGTTTCTGCAGGTCACGGTCACTTTGCTGCTCGGCGACCTGGTCGGGTTGTTGGACCTGGACTGGCGTTGGTCACTGGCCTGGGGCGGCATCGCCGCCCTGGCTTCGCTGCTGGTGTTCCTCGTCAGTTATCTGTTTCACCTCGACCGTCCGCGGACCGTAGTAGAGTAGGCCCCACGTCGAGGTTGTTTCCCCTTCCTCTGCGTCTCTCTCAAGAGTCGGCCCCTCGGTTTACCGGGGGGCCTTCTCGTGTTCACCCACGGAGGATGATTGTGGGCGGACGCGGCCTGTGGTTCTTTGGGGGGCGAGAGGTAGGGGCCGTTGCGCCGGGGGGCGGAAGGCTAGTCCCCTGTGCTCGGTGCGGGCAAGACCTGCGTGGGGTGTGACCTGTCGAGACCCCCTGACGTGTGGGGGGTCTCGTCCGGTTTCGCCAGTGGAACACCGGTCTGCTGCCTCTTGTGCCCGTGGTGGTTCTGAGTAACGTGTCCACCCATAGACAGAACGATTGATACCGGTTGACGTTGGTCGACCGTAGAGAACGAACTTCCCCAGGCTCGGAGTGTGGGGCACCCGTGTGCCCAGGCCATGTGACGGACATCACAGTTTGGAGACGTGACATGACGAGAGAGATCGGCTAGTGGCCCAACCCAAGCCGGTCGAGCTACCGAGCCACGGCTCGTACAGCTCGCTGTCCAGCTACCTCGACTGCGGCTGGCGGTACTACCTCGAACGGGTCCAGAAGATCCCCGAGAACCCGGCCTGGTACTTCATCGGCGGATCGGCCGTTCACGCGGCCACCGAAGCACACGACCGTGGAGTGCTGGCCACGGCCGAACGACTGTTCCACGATGCGTTCGAGGCTGAGCTGGCCGAACGCACAGCCACCACCGACGTACCCGAAGAGCTGTGGATCGCCGGCGGTCGGGCCACCAAGGAGTGGCCCGAGAAGCACAACCGGGCGTGGTGGTTGGCCAAGGGTCCGGCCATGGTCCAGGGCTGGATCGACTGGCGGGAACGCAGCGGTTGGCAGATCTGGTCACCCACCGACGACGCCACCCTCGGAGTCGAGCTGGCGCTGATGGTCAACCTCGGCGACGTGCCGGTGAAGATGTTCGTGGACAGAGTGATGGTCACACCCGACGGCCAGCTCGTCGTCGTGGACATCAAGACCGGCAACACCGAACCGGAGTCGGCGACCCAGCTCGGCCTCTACGCCTGCGGTCTGGAGCTGACCTTCGGTATCCGTCCCCAGTTGGGGGCGTTCTGGATGGCCAAGTCCGGGGACCTCGGCCAGGTTGCCGACCTCGACCACCTCACCCCAGCACTCATGGGTAGCTGGATCTCTGACTGGAACAAGGCCCGCAGGGCGGGCATCTTCATCCCCCATCCCACCCGGCGATGCCGCACCTGCGGCGTCAAAGACTACTGCGCTGCCGTAGGCGGCAAGAAGGCGAGCGAGGTATGAGCGAGCACGACGAATGGTTCTTCCAGGTCTCCCCGAAGCTGGCCGATGGGACGTTGATCAACGTCCGTGGCCGCACCGGTCCGGAGTTCGCTCAGA